AGAGCGAGGACAGCGGCACCACCCGCACCATCCGGCTGGGCACGCCCACATGGCACAAGACCTAAGGAGGACCTTATGGCTGATATCATTACTTACCCCGAAAACGGCATCACCTACGACGCCGACGATGCTTCGGGCTTTCTCTCCACCCGCTTGAGCGGCGTGTACAGCGCCGAGGAGGATTTCTCTGTCACGGCACAGGGCGGCCTGAGCGTACAGGTGAGCGCCGGTCAGGCATGGGTGCGCCCGGCGCGGTTCAAGGGCCGCAGCATCATCATGGAGCAGCCCACCACCGTAGTGCTCACCGAAGCGGACCCTGTGCGCAGCCGCATCGACCGCATCGTGCTGCGCTACGATGCCGCCGCCAAAAAGACCAGCCTTGTGGTGCTGGACGGCACACCGGACTCCGCTGCCCCTGCGGCCCCGGAAATCTCCCGCACCGAGCTGGTCTATGATCTCTGCCTTGCCGAGATCAGACGCCCCGCAGGCAGCACTTCCGTCACCGCCGCCGACATCACCGACACCCGCGCGGACGAAGCCATCTGCGGCGTCATGCGGGACGGCGTGCATGGCATCCCCACCGGCACTTTAGTGCGGCAGTTTCGAGCTGTCATCGACGCACTGAAAGGGGAAGCCGCCGATAAGCTCGGCTACTACCCCGTGGGCAGCATCTACCAGAGCACCGACCCCACCAGCCCCGCCGCACTGTTCGGCGGCAGCTGGGAGGTGATCGCTTCCGAGCGGGTGCTGATGGGTGCATCCAGCACCCACGCGGCCGGCACCACAGTGAAAGCCGGTCTGCCCAACATCACGGGCACGTTATCTGATGTAATGGGCAGCTTTTATGCTTATCCATCTGGCAGCGGTGCGTTTTCTGTCAAAGGCATAGGCAGGTCACTCGAGAACGGGTCTAGCGGAAATTATGGCAATATATCTTTTGATGCGTCCAAGTCCAACGCCATTTATGGCCGCAGCAGCACCGTGCAGCCCGCCGCCTACTATGTGCACATCTGGCACCGCGTGGCCTGAGAAAGGAGGTTTTGAACCATGAAGATCATTGACGAGACCGGCGCGGTCGTGGAAAACCCGGACCTGACGCTTGGGTATCTGACCGATGACACCCAGCCAGTGGAGCATCCCGCCGTGGAAGGCGTGGAGGAAGTGAGCCACTACGAGACGGTGGCGGAGTACCCCAACGGCGGCAAGGACGTGCAGCGGGTGGTGGATGTGCCGGGCGTACCGGCAAGGCCCGCGTGGACCGAGCAGCTGCCCATTAAAAGGTATATCCGCTACACCGCCGAAGAGCTGGCTGCGCAGGAAGAAGCGCGCAAGAAGCAGCAGGAGCGGGAAAAGCTTCCGGAGACGGTGGCCGACCTGATGCAGCAGCTGACCGACCTGCAGCTTGCCCTGTGTGAACTGTACGAAAGGAGTGATGCCTGATGGCAAAGATCTATGCGGCCCTGATCCGCAAGGGGCTCAAAACGCCGGACGATGTCCCCGCCCGGCTGCGGGACGCGGTGGCAGCCCTGCTGCAGGGGGATGCCCATGCTTAACGCCTATTCCCGCCGGAAGGACGGCAATGCCCTGCTGAGCCGCAGCTTCCGGGTGCGGGAATTTGCCTGCAGGGACGGCTCCGACCCGCTGTTCGTGGACAGTGCGCTGGTACAGCTGCTGCAGGACATCCGGGATCACTTCGGTGCGCCGGTGGTCATTACCAGCGGCTACCGCACCGCCGCCCACAACAAGGCCGTGGGCGGTGCCCCTTACAGCCAGCACTGCTACGGCAGAGCCGCCGACATCCGGGTGGCCGGTGTTCCGGTGGAGCAGCTTGCCGCCTACGCGGAAACTCTGCTGCCCGGCACCGGCGGCATTGGCCGCTACCCGGTAAAGGCGGGCCGGGCAGCGGGCTGGGTGCATGTGGACGTGCGCCCCGTCAAAAGCCGGTGGACGGGCTGAGGGGGTGAGCCCAGTGGAAAGCATCCTGTCCGCCGTGATCGCCGGTGCCGTGACCCTGATCGGTGTGCTGATCGCCAACAGCCGCAGTCAGGCCGTGACCGACACCAAGCTGGAAGAACTGACCCGCGAGGTGCGCGAGCATAACAATTTTGCCCGCCGCGTACCCATCTTAGAAGAACAGATGAAGGTGGCCAACCACCGCATCGCAGACCTTGAACACAACGAGAAAGTGAGGAACTGACATGAACATCCATAAGATCTCCGCCGCAACCATCGCCCGCACTGCCTGCCTGCTGCTGGCCCTGACCAATCAGCTGCTGAGCGCCTGCGGCAAGCCCGTGCTGCCCATCGAGAGCCAGACCGTGGAGCAGCTGGTCACCGCCGGCATCACCACCGTGGCCGCGCTGGTGAGCTGGTGGAACAACAACAGCTTCACCGCCGCCGCCATTCAGGCAGACGCCGAATACGCCCGCCTGAAGCAGAAAGGCGAGTGAGCCGGCACCCGAATGGTGCAAAAGTAATACTTTTCAAATCAGAAGTATTACTTTTTTAGCCATCTTTTACAGCAGCCCCGGGAGGTGCACAGCGGCCCTTCCCGGGGCTTTTTTTCTGTCCGTTTGAGCGATTCACGCAGGTTCGAGGGCGATTCACGCAGGTTTTGATGATTTTCGCGCCCAAATCATGTATAATCCAGACAGGAACGAAAGGGAGGAATTTCTATGGTAATTCCATGCATCTGCAACACAAACGTCACATAAACGCACACGTCTGCAACAAATTGCATCAAACGTGCAACAAGCCCTTGGAATTAGTACCAAACCTGCGGGGTGCCGATTTATACAGAACGCAGAATTTCAACGGTACGGGATGGTTTTTCTTGACGAGAATTTCAGAAAATGCTATAACGTAAGTAGTTGGGGGAAACAGTTTCAGCTGTCCGATTTATCGGACTATCATACACATGGCGACAGGAAAGGAGACCTGGGATCATGACGAATAAAAAATTTAAAGTTGCTGCAATGTCTATGGCACTGACCGCATGTGTTGCGGCCCAGCCCCTGATCGCGAATGCGGCAGATGATGTGAACGCCGTCTCGAATGAGCCAACCGACAACGCGCCCCAATCGGAAGAGGGAAGCTCTGTTTCTGCGCCCGTTGCTGCTGCATCTGAGGGCAGCTCCAACACCGAGGTAAAGGCTGAGGAGAAGCAGGACATGCTGGCCCCGGACGAGCATCTGGGCGAATACAGCGAACCCAAGACGGATACTGATGGCAACTCCACCTCCGAAGCTCCGATCACCAAGGACGCGCCCGAACAGGAGCGGGAGCCCGAGATCGACGGCGACGGCGGCGATAGCGACGGCAGCGGCGACAACGACGGCACCGGCAACACCGACAACACCGACAACACCGGCAACACCGACAACACCGGCAACACCGACAACACCGGCAACACCGGCAACACCGATAGCGGCATCGGCAGCGAAATAAAAGAGCAGATCCCGATCGGTGAATCCACCCTGACTGAGACCCCGGGGCAGAGCAGCACCGTCGTGACCCCCAACCCCGGCGCAGACCCGATGCCGGACCCCACCAAGCCCCCTAAGGTAACGACGAACCCGGACGGTTCTGTTGATATTGAGACTTCCACCGTGACCCCCGGCACCGAGACTACCACGACCACCGCCAGCGGCGAGGTGAATGCGGAGTCTCACCCCAAGGAAGAGATCTCGGGAGATCAGATTGATCTGAACACGGAGCTGGGCGAGAAAAAGCCCGACTGGAGCACTGGGACGGGCACTGAGTTCAACGGCTACAAGGTGGACAAAGTGGAACCTTCTGATGATGGCAACTCCAAGACCCTCACTCTGACCAAGCAAGAGCACCTTGAAGGTCAGATGGGCTCCGACGAGCTTGCAAAGTTTACCGATTCTACCAAGATCGACCACGGCGACGGCACCTACGATCTGGTGCGCACCGAGACCTACACCGATAAAGACGGCCAGCAGCGCACCCGCACCACCACCCTGCATGTGAAGAAAAACGAGGTGACCGTGGACACCACCATCACCCTCATCGTGACCCTTGAGAAGGGCAAGCATGACGTTGGTTCGGAGGACATTTCCCATGTGGAGCTGCCCAATCAAATTAAGGTGACCTATAAGGAAACCGGCGATACAAAAACCATCAGTGCTGAGGAACTCAAACGGCTGATGGACAGCACCACCCCCACCACCGAGGGCACCAAGAAGACTTACACTGTTAAAAATAAAAACGGTGATCTTGAGTATACTATTGAGGTGGATGAGGAAGCCTCCCGCGAACTTACCAACGCCGAGATCGCTGAAAAACTGGACAGCAGCAAGTACGAGTATGATAAAGTCACCAAAAAGATCTACTACATCGGCAACGGTGAGCGCGCCGAACTGACCAAAGAGCAGAATAACGCCCTCCGCAAGACTCTGTCTTACACCGTCACGGTCAAAGAGACGACGAAATCGGAAGAAGAAATGATTTCGGGTAAGAACGAAGCCAAAATCAGCGCAGAGACCGAAGCCCTCAACAAAGCGTTGATCAACGCTCTGAAAGAGCTGGGACTTAATGACGATCAGGCAGGGGAAGCGCTGAGGAACGGCAAGTCAGACACCACCAGCCGCACCTTCACCTACACTCTCCACGGTAAGACCTATACCCTGAAATACACCGACCCCACTACCTCTGAGGATCCTTCTAAAGTCACCAATCTGCCCGATACATCGGGCGAGACCGACCGCAAGGAGCACACTGTTACCGGCACGGCTTTTGTGCAGAAGGGCACCGTTGTTCAGGGCGGCAACGGTACGATCAGCAATACGATCAATGGTGTGACGTTCAACAGTGACGGCACGGTCGTGGTTCCGGACGGTGCAAAAGCCACCTATGATCCCGTCACAAAGCGCCTGTCCGGTTATACCCTTGGGGACACCACCTATACCTTTAGCTATGATACCATGAGCGCCGAAGATGCAAAGGCGAAGTATGAACATCTTGCCAGTGTGCCCGACGGCTGGACTCTTAGCGACTTCAGCGCTGACGTCACCACGGTGACGTGGACAGCGACCACCAGAACCATGACCGAGCTTCCCGGAGAGCTTTCCGACGGCAACGGCTCGGCCAAGAAAGATGAGACCGGCAACACCTATACGGTCACCATCGGCACGGACACCTACACCGGCCTGACCTATGATGACGTTACCAAGACCTACACCGGCAAAAAGGACGGTTCCACGGTCACCATCAAGGTCACCGACAAGACCCTCGATGCCGACAAAGTCAGGGCGCTTCTGGCCGAAAAATACGGTGATAGCATCACCCTGACGGGAGTCAGCGACGGCACCTATACTGCCACCTATACCAATGCCGCAGGCACCCACACCATCACCTATCGTGCGGTGACGAAGGACTACCAGCTGCAGACGGTGAGCAGCTCCACCACCATCCAGCAGACCTCCAAGAAGGAGTTCTCCGATCTTGTCAAGGAGACCATCGAGGCCAAGGCCAACGCTCTGGGCCAGAACCAGAGCCTGCAGCTGACCGGCAGCACGGTGATCACCATCACCAAGGATGCAAACGGCAAGCTCCGGCTCAACGGCGGTGATTTTGAAAACGCAGACTTCTCCGATGCGGCGACCAAGACGAAATTCTACACCGAGATCGTGACAAAGTACGCTTCCAACAACATCCTGTACGACAAGCTGACGCAGGATGATATCTGGAACCTGCTGGACAAACAGCAGCAGTACGGCGACGGCAGCAACGCCGACAACCACAACCAAGGTTACGATTCCTACTTCCCGGAGTATGGCTACGAGAACATCGTCGGCAGATATCAGGACGGATCGACCTACGGTGAAACCTACTGGTACGGCAGCAAACCTACCTACTTCGACCACCTCAGTCTGGACGCTCAGGTGACCATCGAGGGCACCGATGCTGACGGCAAAGCAAAGACCTATGACGGCGTGATCCTGAGCGAAGGTCTGCAGTTCAAGTTCGGCCACAAGGACGAGATCGCCGGTGTTGTCAAGAACGAGAAGTATCCGGACTACTCCAGCAGCGGCGCATGGTATAACAAGAACGAGCTGCACCACACCGGGACCGATGCCAACAATGCAAAGCTGGACACCTCCACCATCAAGGAAGTGGACGGCAAGGTCTGGGAGTGGGACGAGACCCAGGGCCGGTACGTCTCTAAAGATCAGCAAAAGCTGACCTACACCTATCAGAACGATGCCAACACCAACGCATTCACCGGCAAGCGCTTCTACAAGGTCCTTGGCAGCGTTGCCTACGACCAGCGCAATACAAACGGCTATCTGGACGCAGAAGCCGCAGAAAAACTGGTGGAACAGCTCAAAAAAGACGGCAACGAGAACGCACAGAAGGTCGCCATTCAGACGGCTGACGGCTCAACGAAGTATAACGTCTATGCCAACGTCACGACCCTGAAGGCCTTTGGCTACATGACCGCCACCGCCAACACGGCCAATAGCAAAAATCTCAATGATTGGTATCCCGGTTACAACGTTTACTCCGGAAGCTGCAATGCCGGTGACTACGACCTGCGCGTTCAGGGCCTGAAGCTGGTGAACGGTCAGGTGCAGGGCAACTACGGCATCAACTATTCGCTGAACCTTGCCACCATCACCAACGCTTCTGCCGCTTCCACCCGTGTCAACGTGACCGGTGACACCGCTGTAAAGAGTACAAGCGACGACATCGACTACGGCACCTACAATTACACCTATCAGCAGGAGCACAACTGGAACAAGAATGGCAGCCAAGGCATTGAGGGCACCGGCACGGGTTTCTATTTCAGCTCCCGCGATCTGCTTACCCGCATCTTCACCGGCAGCAACACAGGCTACGAGGACAGCGGCAGCTTCCGCTACACCTACCGCACCGAGAAGGATGCCGACCTGACCGCCGACTACAAGCTGACCGAGGTGGAAAAGAAAGCCCACATCACCTACGACCGCACCACCGTGGAAAGCCGGGATGTCCTGATCCCCGGCACCGAGATCGTGCACATTGATCCCGACGGTGGCGGCGACGACGGCGGCGACAAGATCATTGAGGAAAAGGATCACGACTCGCCCGTACTGCCCGGCACTCCTGAGCTGCCGCCTGTGCAGGACGCAAAGCCGGACGCCCCTGTTCCGCCTGCTGACCCCGCTCTGCCCGCTGTGCAGGACGCACATGCCCTGCCGCAGACCGGCGTGAACTGGCTGGCCGCCATCGGTCTGGCCCTCAGCGGCATGACCCTGATGATCACTGGCGCGTTCGCCAGCCTGCTCGGCAAAAACGCAAAGCACTGAGCCGCGCTTCCCCCCTTTCACAAACCTGTGTCTCCCTGCTTTGCACCGCCGGACAGACTGAGCCGGATCGCTCTGGCTGATATGTCCCAATCTCCTATTCCGCATACAGCCTTCCGGCTGTAAATCCTCACAAGCAAAGCGCCCCCGCTCCAAAACCGGAGTGGGGGCGCTTTGTTTATTTTTGTGGCTGTCGGAGCAAATGTGATTGCCTATTACATTTGCAAGTGGCTTGACAGCCGCGGCAAAGGACAGTAAGCACAGAAGAACCCCCTCGGAGTTGCAGCTCCGAGGGGGTTCGCTTTTGTGTGCCTGTGGTAATCTTCATCAACCTTGTGATTGCCTACTTCTATTATATACAGCTCCGTGCAAAAGTCAAGCCTCCGGCAAAAAGTTCATTTTTACGTCAAAATATATTTTTCCGGATATAACAAAAACGGCTCTGCCGAAGCAGAGCCGTAAAAATGCATCTGAAATATAATCAGCGCTTGGAGAACTGGGGTGCACGACGTGCAGCCTTCAGACCGTATTTCTTACGTTCCTTCATACGAGGATCGCGGGTCAGGAAGCCAGCCTTCTTCAGGACAGGACGGTTCTCCTCGTTCTGCTGCAGCAGAGCGCGGCTCAGGCCGTGGCGGATAGCG